CTTGGCAGAAGAAAATACCAATGCTACGGTACAAAGATGCTGGATCACGGGCAATTGATCGTCGACGACAGCAGTTTGATCGGTTGATCAATCCAGAAAAGGATTAAAATTGGGTTGGTGTTAAGCCGTTAAGCCGGGAAAAGACTTTTAGCCCGTGAGAAAAAAATATTTTCTTGTCAGGTAGGTCAGCAAAAACCGGCTTAACGGCTTAACGGCTTAACAGTTCAACAGTTCAACAGTAAAGTTGTTGAGGTTAACCCAGGTGATTAAATATCCCACTATGGACAAAGAACAATTCCGACTGTTAACTCAGCACTTGCTACGCTATAATCCTACCCGAGAACGCGACTTTGCAATACCTGTTGCAAAAGCATGTGAACACTGTGCTCAAACTGTAACAGATCAGGTGATCACATGCGAAGCACACAAGATGGGCATGCCTGGCGAGCATTTCAAACACAAATGCCACACCTGTAGAATGACAGTGTACGATGGCAGTTATGCCAAAGAACCCAAGCAGTTGAGACCATTCAGTGCGTACACACCCAAAAACTTGTTGCCTGTCGCACGACTCACAGGACCCAGACTCAGTAAAAACGGTGTGCCAATAGGTAGACCACGCAAAGAACGACCCCAAAAGACGGCACGACCGCCAGGAAGACCACGTAAAAACCCTATCGCAACAACAAACGCTAAATAAAAGCATGGAACTTGAAAAACAACCAAACTCAGGACACGGTGGTCCAAGACCTGGCAGTGGACGCAAGCCTGGCTCAACGCAGAAACTAACTGCCCGAGACTTGCTTGCTCAATGTGAGCTCACTGTTGGAAAAAGTTTTGCTGTCTCCTTGATGGAAGGTTATCGTGATGCCATACTCGCGGGCGACACCAAGAACCGTGTGACATATGAGAAGATCATTGTGGACAAGGTTGCCACCACAATGATGGACATTGAAGTAGAAGACAACAGTTCTGTTGTAGATGGCAAGCGAACAGCGTTCTTAGAAGCAGTAAATAGTATCATTAATATAAATAAATCAAAGGACGATGCGGATGCCTAAGAATGTTAAACTGTCAGTGGGTCGTGGTGAGAAATTGCCTGTGAGCCAAGGTGCTGGTTTGACGGCAAAAGGTCGTGCCAAGTACAACAAGGCCACTGGCAGCAATCTCAAAGCCCCTACGGATTCAGGTCCAAGGCAAAAGAGTTTCTGTGCCAGAAGTGCAAAGTGGACAGGTCCACGTGGCAAGGCTGCTAGAGAAAGATGGGACTGTTGATATGAAACCAGGATTGTATGCCAACATTGCAGCCAAGCGTGAAAGAATAGCCAAGGGTTCAAAGGAACGTATGAGAACACCTGGTGCCAAAGGTGCTCCAACTGCCCGGGCATTCCGGGCTGCGGCCAAAACTGCTAAGAAGAAATAATATGAAAACTACCAAAATGATGCCCAAAGGCTTGAACAAAACAGTCAAGGGCGAAATGAAACCCACCCGCATGAAGCCCGTGGGTGCCAAGAAGCCTGCCAAGGCACCCACAACCAAAGGAAAAAAATAAAATGTATTCAGGAACATTCCAACCAAAGAATCCTACCACAGCCCGCAAGCCTGGTAACGATATGAAGAAGAACGCAGGTCTACCAAAGATGGGCAACAACCCAGCAGCCAACCAGCGTGATGTAGGTCTTGACTTCAACGGTCAAAACAATGGTTCAAGCCAACGTAGTGGCCAAGGTCGCCAATATGCACACAACATGCATTCAGGCACCAGCAATGATGACCAAGGACACAATCAGCGTCAGATGCCAAACCGTACGGGCAACGTCACAGGCAAGACTGCCAATGGTGGAACAGCCTCTGCACCAATACTAGGACACACTGGCATGCCCATCAAAGGCCCAGCCAATCCAGACAAGATTCAAAACAAGCAACTTGTGAATCGCGTTGGCAACAAGTGCGATTAAGGAGAACACGATGAGTTTACAACTACGAGGCGAAGCACAACTGGTCACTGCCACTGCCACTACTGGCACAGCAACTTTTGCTCTTTGCACCACAAACGCATTTCAAATTGACAATGCCAGCACCACAGTAAATGCTTGGGTCAATGTCTACTTGGGCACTACAACACCAGCCAGTTTCCATCACGCACAAATTGGTGATCCAGCACCAGCAGTATTTGTTCCGTTTGGTCAAAGCAGAGTTGTTGTTGGTGACTTTCAAGTCAACGGTGGTGGACAAAGTGTTATTGTCAACACCATCACAGCCGCAAGTTCAGCCACAGTGGTAATCACTCCTGTGACATTGAACCAATTCCAATCTAGCATCTAAGGACTAACATCATGGCCCTAATTGATACAACCTTAATTTCAGTAACAAACTCTGTTGCACAACCATTGTTCATTACAGACTTTCCACAAACTCGCGTTCCACGTATAGTTTCAACTGGTAGTTCTGTGACAGTGGCATTCAACACCACAGCAACGCAAACCACAGGCACCAGTGCTACATTTAACTTGACCACTGATGTTGCAACATTGCAACCCAATGTCACATTCATGTTGACAGCCTACGCACAGTTTGCAGGTTCAACACCAACCAACTACAAACTGGTCAATGCCGCAACTGATGCAACACTAGCAGGACCAAACCCCATTGGTGAAACACTGAGTCTAGCCATAAGGCCAGCAACAACAACCACAGTTAAACTTGTGGCCTACACAGTGGACGGCACCAACTGGCAACCACCAAGCCAAATCACCAACGCCAACTTGATTGTTCAGGCTGTCAGCGGATTCAACACATAATTAGGACAAACAAAATGGATATCCAAAAAATGAAATCAAACTACGGCAAGGGTCCTAGCACAGGTAATGCCAGTGCCCGCCCAGGCAAGCGTGAAACATTCCGTGAAGGCAAGGCGGAGCGTAGCAATTTGGCAGACTCAATCAATGCTGCCTTTGCCGCACGTAGTCCAACTACCCGCAGCATGACCAAGACCACCATTGATCCAGCACTGGAAGGTGTGATGTCAGACGTCAAGCCCAAGCGTTTCAAGAAGTAAACCAAAAGGTTCCTAGGGTGTCCTCAACACCCTTTCATTATATTTGAAAGGAAATGATATGAAAAAGAATGACAGCAAACCAGTGGATGTATGGAACGACGACACCACACCAACGGAGGCCATGGAGCCCAGCACAGTGGATCTTGACTTCAACGAAGAAGCTGCGGACATCATTACCACAGTAGACGCACTCAAACCAGAACCCATTGAATACAGTCTAGAAGGCTTGAAGGAAGACTTTCCCACTGCCCTAGAACTAGAGAAGTTTGTGTTTGATGAGACCCGTGTGAGTCTCAAACTAAAAGGTCTAGCACCCAGCAAGAAATATGAGATTGCTCTAGCAGTACTCAATGGTGCGGATGTTGACATGCGTTACATCACAGGTTCAAATCCATATGTGGACAACAATGATCTAATCCCAGAAGATCCACTGCGTCCAATCCCCAAACGTGATCCCAAACTGCCACAATCGGCCCAAGTGATGAGTGTGTTCCACGACATGGCTGTGCCACACCCTGACAGCAACATGCGAGCAGTAGATGCCAAAGTTGTTTGCCAGTTCAAAACATATGATGATGGCTCAATCAGTTATGAAATCATGGGTCCACTTGAGAAGCAGAGTTTTGGTGAGAAGGTTGACAAGTATGGTCGCCCACGTCCAGAAAAGTATATATGGATTGATCCACGCACTGGTGAGCAGGCTGTTCGCTATGCTGATGGCACATACACCAAGATGGGTCAACGCTTACGCACCTTGATGGAATCAAAGCGTGTGAACCGTACACAAAGTTTCTGGACAGTTTGGATTGATCGTAGTTTCACACAGTTCAACCAAGGTGCTATTGACAACCCATGGGCATAAACCATGAGTTATCTAATTGCAAGCCTGCCGCCCCTACGATGTTTTGTGCGGCGAGAGTTCTTATATGATGATCACAAAGGTCATGGAGAACTTGAACCTTGTGTTTGGGTAAGTCTCAAAGCCATACGTGGCCAGGTGTTTCGTATTGAAAGCCTGTTGCCCGAGTATGGTGCCTTGTATGACAAACTGCCCTTACATGCTTATGTGTGGCAGCAATCAGACCTACCACAACTGCCCATAGACATGCTACAGTTATGGGACTGCATG